TATAAAATAATTGACCTTATTCAACCACAAAAAATTGTTACTTATTGTTTAATCAAAGAATTTTAACGTATTTTTACAAAAGTTTTTAGTTTTAAACCCGCGGTTATTGGTTAACGCGGGTTTTTTTTTGTTTAAAATACCTGAAAAACAACGTTTCTTATTTATAATGATTATAAATTACACTTTTTTTAACGCCTGAAACGTAGCAAAACAAAGGGTTTTAAAAAAAAGATTAAAAATAATTAAAAAATAATTGTCTTTTTACTTGTTATATTAAATTTAAGTATTAATTTTACCTCATAACAAAACGGAATAATTATTATTTAACCTTTAAAAACTAGAAATTATGAACATGAGTTACTGTAGATTTCAAAACACTTTACAAGATTTAATTGATTGCGACGAGAATTTACCAAACAATGATTTATCAAGAGATGAGGCAATTGCGTTTGCGGAATTAGTTGAATTATGCAAATCAATTGCAAGTAAATACGAAAATCAAGATTACGATACATTAATTCACGAAGCAATAGAAATTTATTAACCTGTAAAAATTAACCAATGAAAAAAGAAAAAATTATTGAAATTATTTTAAACTACGAACAGGAGTTAAAAGAAAATTACGAGGAAAATCGCAAGGCGTTTGGATTTTCAGACGAAGACACCGAACGCGCAGTTACAAAATGGCTTGTTATGAGTGAATTATTAGAACTTTTAAACTTAGAAAAATGAAAATTGAAAATTTAGAATTTACAGACCCGAATAATCTTTGTTACCACAATATAGAAAACGACGTTGAATATTGTTTGTTTTTTAGTTGGGAGTTTAACAGTTATAACGCCAATTATAATACGGCGACAATACACGTTGAACCGTACGATTGTGAACAATGGATTAACGGCGTTAAACAGGCTTATATTCCAAATGAGAATGAATTATTACAAGTTAAGAAAGTAATTGAAAACAAAGTTTTTCAAGATTTACAAAGCCACGGTTTGGACGAGTGGTTAGATAGCAGGGATCAAATTAATTATAACGAATATTAAAACAAAAAAAATGAAAAAAGAAATTAAGATACAAGAAAACGAGTTTACGCCGATAAAACCAAACGTAATGGCTTGCGTTCGGTGGTGGCGCAGTCAATCCGTAAAGGAAGACAAAGGAGGAAATTTTAATATAAATTTATACCTTGATTATCTGAGCGAACAAAATTTTAACGAAATTAATACAGGCACAAAATGAAACGATTTAAAATAACCTTTAATTATTTTGAGGGAGGAAAAAAGCGCATAGGAATAAAAATTTTAGAAGCCTACGACCGCGACCACGCAATAATAAAAATGGATTTATACAGACCTTTAATTTTAAAAGTTGAAACATTATGAAAAAAGCAAACAATTTTATTTTTAATTTTGATAATAAAACAGTAAAGAAAAACGGACGTAAATTTGGAGAAATAATTGAAGTTAATACGGAAAATATTTTGGTTAAAATGATAAGCAAAAACGAAAAAACGAACGGCGAAATAATGGAGTTTAAAATTTTACCTCCTGACAAATGAAAACAATTTTAATCGAGGTTAAAATACGCGATTTAATAGGTTTAAAACCTTTGTTAAATAAAATACATGAAAGCGCAATAAAAGGCGCTGAGATTGGGCGAGGCACGTACGGTGACGCGAGTTTTGTTTATAAAATGAGTTACGACGACCGGGGAAATTATAAAGAAAAAAATATTAACGGAATTAAACAAAAAATTTATTTTTCAAAAATGAATAAAAACAGAAAAAAATAATATATTTGCAACGTGTTCGCTCTCACAATATACGAACAAAGGAATTATTAGCCTTGTAATTGAAACGACGTGAGAGCCGTGGATTTTACAAGGCTTTTTTATTTACTTAAAAATTAAGATTATGGAGGACAAAAGAGGATTTATTTTGTACGTGGATATTAAAACAATGGTTGACAAATTGCCTGATGATTACGCAGGAAAGTTGTTTAAACACGTTTTAGCGTACGTAAACGACGAGGACCCAACAACGGACGATATTATTTTACAAATTGCTTTTGAGCCAATTAAACAACAGTTAAAAAGGGACTTGCAAAAATGGAATGACAAAATTAACAAACGCACGGAGGCCGGTAAAATGGGAGCAAACGCACGTTGGGGTATAAAGGAAATAGCAAAGGATAGCAAACGCATAAAACCAATAGCAAAAATAGCTGTTAATGTTAATGATAATGTTAATGTAATAAATAATAATATTATTTATAGAGAATTTTTACATTTAAAATTGACTGTTCAGGAGTTTGATAAATTACGGGCGGATTATTCAGTTATTCAGATTGACAACGTTTTAGATAATATTGAAAATTTCAAATCAAATAAAAATTATAGTAGTTTATATTTAACCGCTAAAAATTGGTTAAAGAGGGACGTACAAAAAAACGAAGTTGAAACAGGGGACGACCGATTTTATAAAAATGTTATGGCGCAAATCGCAAAAGACGAACAAAATTTAAAAGCCCAAAAAAATGTTAATTAAAAGCGGCTCAGGAATAAATTATTTATTAGATTATAAAAACGGAAAAATAAAGCAAGGTTTAGAAATTGGTTGCCCGCTTGATAATCATTTAAGATTTAAGCCCAAACAACTTAATATAATTTTGGGGCACGATAACGTTGGAAAATCTTATTGGATCACGTGGTATTTTTTAACGTTAAGTTTAACTAATAATTTAAAATTTATTATTTGGAGCGGAGAAAATCAGCACGGGCAAATTTTACGGGACATGATTCAAATGTATTCAGGGCGCCCGTTTAAGGAATTAACGGAATCTGAAATAATGAGTTATTCAACGTATTTAGAACAGTCGTTTACGTTTATTGATAATTCAAAACTTTACAAGCCCACGGAGTTATTAGAAATTTTCAGAAACTCAGACGCGGACGCCTGTTTAATTGACCCCTTTACGGGACTTGATCGCGAAATGAATTACGAGGGAAATTATAAGTTTTTAAACATGGCAAGGCAATTTGTAAACGACACGGGAAAAACGATTTACATTAATACGCACCCCACAAGCGAAAGCGGACGGAGTGGAAATTTGTATCCTGAAAATCACGAGTGGAAAGGACATTTAAAACCACCTTTAAAGGACCACGTAGAGGGCGGCAAGGCGTTTTTAAACCGCTGCGATGATATGTTTGTTATTCATAGACTAATAAAGCACCCAACAATGAAATTTTTAACGTTAGTCGGAGTTGAAAAAATTAAAGATACGGATACAGGCGGGAAACATACTGAGTTAAATATTCCTGTTTTATGCAATTATAATTTTGGCGTTGGATTTACGGTTGATAGCGTGGACCCTTTGAGAAATTATAGACCAAAACAAAGCAGTTTATTTAAAGTCCAAAAAAAACTTGATATTTGGGACGAAATTACAAATAATACTAACCAATAAAAACACGAAAAAATGGAGTTAAAATTATTAACAGCAAGAACAATTTTATATAAAACTTTAATAAAATTAAAAGCAAGTCGGGAGGACATTGAAAAAAATCATTTTCAACGCAAGGATATAATAAATTCCATGTGCGAAACTGAAAACGAATTAAGCGAAGTTTTAACAACTTTTCTAATCTTAGAAAAACAGGCGCGGGAACACGCTCAAAGCGCCTACAGGTTGGAGCGTCTGAATATGGATTTAAAGTTTAAAATTAAGGATCTAGAAAACCAAATTGAAGCAAATAATTTTTAACATGAGCGAAAAAAAATTTAATTACGATTGGAATTTAAAAGATACAATTTTTAAAAAAGATAAAGGAAAAGTTTTTAGTTGTTTTGCTTGCGGTGGTGGTTCTACTATGGGCTATAAATTAGCGGGCTTTGATGTTATAGGCCACAACGATATTGATAAAAAAATGGTTGACGTATATAAAGAAAACCACAAGCCTAAATTTTCATTTTTAGAAAGTATTACAACCTTTGCTAAAAGAAAAGATTTACCGAAAGAACTTTATAATTTAGATATTTTAGACGGGTCGCCACCTTGCAGCAGTTTTTCAATGGCGGGAAATCGTGAAAAGGATTGGGGCAAAGAAAAAATATTTCGTGAGGGTCAGGAGTTACAAATTTTGGACACTTTATTTTTTGACTTTATAGATTTAGCAAAAGAATTAAAACCAAAAGTTGTTATTACTGAAAATGTAAAGGGTTTATTAATGGGTGAAGCAAGGCAATACGTTATAAAAATTTACAAGGCTTTTGATGAGGCCGGTTATTATTGTCAACATTTTTTATTGAACGCCTCAAAAATGGGAGTTCCTCAAAGGCGCGAACGTGTATTTTTTATTTGTTTGCGAAAGGATTTAGCAAGTAAATTTTTATATTCGGCCGATATGTTTACGCAGTTACCAAAAATAAAAATGGAATTTAATGAGCCTGAAATATTATTTAAAGAGGTTAGAGATTATTCAGGAAATATTGAAAGGCCGTTAACAGGTTTAGTAATACCTAATATTTGGAATTTAAAACAATATGGAGACGCTGATATGGGAGCCACAACAAAAAGAGAATTTAACAAAGAAAAATTATTTTCTTATAAATATTTATATAATGATAAAGTTTGCAATACGGTAACCGCAAAAGACGTTGCTATATTGTTTGATGAGCCAAGATATTGCAATAAATTAGAATTGTGCAGCATAGGCAGTTATCCAAAAGATTATAATTTTTTAAAATTAAAACCTTATTATTTAATTGGCATGAGTGTACCGCCATTAATGACGGCACAAATAGCGAATAATATTTACGATCAATGGTTAAATAAGTTATGAAAAAATGTAAAAATTGCAAGGCGGGTTTTGAACCTGTAAAATTTAATCAAAAATATTGCTTAGATGAGCCATGTATAAAAGTATGGATTGAGGACACAAAATTAAAAGAGTGGAAAAAACGGAAAACCGAAATAAAGGAAAAATTACAAACCGTTCAGGAATTAACAAAATTAGCTCAAATTTATTTTAATTCATTTATACGAAACAGGGACCGCAATAAAGGTTGTATTTCGTGCGGTTCGCAGTTAGGACAAAAATTTGACGCCGGCCATTATTTTTCAAGCGGAGGACACAAAGCGGTAACCTTTAACGAGGACAACGTCCACGGTCAATGCGTGTATTGTAATCAACATTTACACGGAAACCTGTTAAATTATCAAATTGGAATACAAAAAAGAATTGGGGTTGATCGTTTAATTAATTTACAGGGGAAAGCCCACGACGAAATAAAATTTTCAAGGGACGAATTAAAAGAAATCATTAGTATTTATAAGGAAAAACTAAGGTTTTCAGAATCCGAAACAAATAAAAAATAAAAAAAAACGAAAATAATTTGTTTTTATAGTTGTTATATTAAAATAAAGTTTTACATTTGTAATAACAAAACGGAAAACTAACCTTTAAAACTAAAAACATGAACGCAACAGCAACACAAATTAAATTTGGAAACGGAAAAATTTTTAATATTTATTCAAAAACAACAAAAACAGGAGTTCGATATTATTGGTTTTCAAGAGACCAAAACCGATATTTTCCAATATCAAAAAATGATATTAACGAATTTATTTTTTAAACTAATTAATTAAAATTAACCAAATGGAAACCATAACACAAAAAAGACTTGAATTAAAAAGCGTAAATAAACAAATTAATACAATTTGTAAAAAACCATTATATCAATGGAATTACGCAAACGAGGAAACCCGCGCGTTTTACTTAGCTAGATTAAAAACTTTAGAGTTTAAAAAAATTGATCTCTTAGATGAAATTATTAAAATGCAAAATAATTAAAAAAAAATAAAAAAAAACTTGTTATATTAAAATAAAGTATTATATTTGTAAAACAATTAACCAATTAAAACTAAAAACAATGATCAAAACAGGAACTATTTTAACAGCAACCTCAGTAGGCGACAGCAATTGTAAATGGACAGCAAACGTAATTGAACGAAAGGGAAATTTTGTAATTGCTTTAATACAAGGCGAAATTGTACGCAAAAAAGTAAACGTTTGGAATGGCGAGGAATACGTTTTTTTATTAGGAAAATATTCAATGGCGCCAATCTTTACAGCAGCAAAATAAAAAAATGAGGGGCGCGGCTCAGTAACGCGCATATTATTAACCAATAAAAAAAATCAAATGAAACATTTATTTAAAAGTTTAGCGGAATTTCAACAGGAGGTCCCGACAATTCACAAAGCGACTCAGGGGTACGGATATACCTACGCAGATTTACCAAAAATTTTCGAGGTAATAAACCCACTATTAAAAAAGCACGGATTAGGATTTACGCAACTGATTAACGGAACGGATTTAATAACAATTGTTTTCCATGTTGAAACCGGCGAAACGATTGAAAGTAAAACGGCAATTCCGCAAGGGGTTCAATTAAAAGGGCAAAACGATTTTCAGGTTTTGGGCAGTGCAATAACCTATTTAAGACGTTACGCGCTGAGCAGTATTTTGGGAATAGTGAGCGATAAAGATACGGACGCAGGCGGCGAACAAATTAAAGTTGAGCCAAAAAAACCCGCAATTAATGATAGCAGATTTAAAAAAGCGTTACAGGCGATAACGGCAGGCGATTATACAATTGAGGAATTAACAACAACTTTTGGATTAACCGACGAACAATTAAAAACCCTTGCGATATGAAAATTAGATGCAGCGCAATTGGCAAAATAATGACCTCCCCAAAATTAAAAGGGGAGGCGTTAAGTCAAACAACTAAAACCTATTTACAGGAATTAGCAATTAGTGAAGTTTACGGAATACAAAAGGAATTTTCAAGCCGTTACACGGACAAAGGAAACGAAGTTGAGGAATTATCTATTTCACTTTGCAACGATGTTTTAGAAACAGGATTTTTATATAAAAACGAGGAACATTTTACTAACGATTGGATTACAGGAACACCCGACGTAAACACGAACGAAATTTTGTTAGATGTTAAAAGCAGTTGGGACGCTACAACGTTTCCATTTTTCGATACTGAGCTAATAAACAAAATGTATTTTTATCAATTACAAGGTTATCTTTGGTTAACAGGGAAAACCGAGGCGCTTTTATGCTATTGTTTAATTGACACTCCTTTACAAATTGTTGAGGACGAAATAAGGCGCGAACATTGGAAAGCAAGTTTAATCGAAGAAAACAGCGATTTAAGAGCGTTTATACAATCAAAACATACATTTAGCCATATACCGAAAGAAAAACGCTTAAAAACGTTTAAAATAGCAAAAGATGAGGTTGTAATTGAAGCAATCAAAACACGAATCGAACAATGTCGCGAATATTACAACGAATTAATAAAACAGTTATGACACCAAAAGACAAAGCAAAAGAATTGTTTGATAAATATTTTAAGTTAGCGGAATCCATTGAATGGACTGATAAACAAACAAGTAAAAAAGCTGAAAAGATGAATGATAAATTGGGACAAGATGTTTTATTTTATTGGAATGAATTAGCTAAAAAATCCGCATTAATTGCCGTTGATTTAATTTTAAGTGAATTTTACGCGGACGATTTTTATTTAGAAGTTAAAAAAGAACTCGAAAAACTATGAAATACTTAATAATTTTTATTTCCGCTTTAATTATCGAGATCGTTTCAACGTTTTATATTCGGAGCGTAGCTAACGCCAATATTTACGGAATGTTATTTTTTGCCTTTGTGGCCCCGTTTATTGGGTTGCCGTTTGCGGGTTATATGGTAGAGTCAAAACTTTGGAGTGAGCGTATAAAAATGGCGTTTGCGTTGGCGATTGGTTACGTTACAGGAGTGTTAATAGTTATTAACTTAATAAATAAACTAAAATGAATTTAATTTTAACAATTTTAATGATACCGGCAATGGTTGTTGGTTGGCTAGCGGTCGGCTATTGGGCGCATGATTATTTAACAAATAAAAACAATAAAAAATGAAAGTAACGGGAAAAATCCACTTTGTTGGAGCGCTCAGAGTAGTAAGCGAAAAATTTAAAAGTAAAGACGTAGTAATATTAACAGCTGATAAATACCCGCAGTATATTACTATCCAATTTACTCAGGATAAAACAGAATTATTAACAGAAAACAACATTGGCGAACAGGTTGAAATTAGTATTAATTTACGCGGTCGTGAGTGGAAAAGTCCAACGGGCGAAATTAAGTATTTTAATACAATTGAGGGTTGGCAAATTAACGCGGCGGAAACTGTGGTTACTTTAAAAGAAACGCCAATAATGGTTGACGACAGCGATAACGATTTACCTTTTTAATATGAAAGCGCAGGATCTACAAAATATAAACGTTGAAACTAGAAAATTAATTTTAGCGTTCATGGATAAAAAAGGAATTAGTTTAAATATGTTTGCTGTTCGTTCAGGCGTTCACCAAAACCAATTATGGTTGTATTTATACACAAATTCCGAAAAAGGATTACACTCAAAAACGTTGGAAAAAATAGGTAAATTTTTAAACGAAAACAAATGATTTTTGAAACTGAAACCGATTTACTAAACGAACTTGAAATAATCAAAAAAATCGCAGGAAAAAACGAATTTAAAAAACTTGATCGTTTCGGATTAGATTACGAGATTACAGGCAAGGCGTTTATTGAAATTAAAAAATATAATTCAGAGTTTGAAAAATATCCAACTAAAATTGTAAGTTGTATTAAATTAGTTAAAATGCAGCAAGCAAGCAAAATTTTACCGACGTATTTATTTATTCAGTACCTTGATAAATTAGTTTATATTGACAGCAAAAATATTGAGGGCGAATTAAAAAAAGGCGGTCGCTCAGAACGTGAGGGCTCAACAAACGACAAAGAGTTTTTAGTTTACGTTCCAAAGTCTAAATTTAAAGAATTTACAGTTATTGAAAATTAAACGTACTTTTGAAAAATGAAAGCAATTACAAAAATTAAAATTATACAAGTATTAAAAATAACGATTGGGGTTTTACTCCTCCCGTTGTTTACTTGTGTTTATTTCGCTGATAGGTTGATTTTAACAGCTTTATTTTGGTTAGACACCATAACGCTCAAAAGGTGGTTTGAAACAACTACAGGCGTTGTTAGTTCCTTTGTTCGTGTTATAACAGTTACAGCTATTTATTTTATTATTAAATTATTTGAATATTTATTTTATGCAAGTTAAAAAAGTTAAAATATCGGACGTAAAAACGAACCCGAAAAACCCACGATTAATAAAAGACGACAAATTTAAAAAATTAGTTAAGTCAATTCAGGAGTTCCCGCAAATGTTGGAGCTGCGACCAATTGTTGTAGACGAAAACAATATTGTATTGGGTGGAAATATGAGATTAAAAGCCTGTATTGAAATTGGATTAAAAGAAATTTTTATTGTAAAGGCTCAGGATTTAACCGAGGAACAAAAAGACGAATTTATAGTTAAGGACAACGTAGGGTTCGGCGAGTGGGATTGGGATTTATTAGCTAATGAGTGGGACACGGAAAAATTAGACGAGTGGGGTTTAAATATTCCAAACTTTGAAAATAACGAAATAGATTATTCAGGTAAAAATCAAGAAATTGACGTTGATTTATACGACGATCAAATGGTTATTAAATTAAAATATACCGAGGACGATTATAATTTAGTTCGGGACCAATTAAGCAAAATAGCCGCTACACCTGAAGAAGCAGTTTATAAACTTTTAGGCAATGAGTAATTTTTTATTTCCTTATAAGTGGAATTTATCAAATGGCTATCCAAGCGCAAATATTCAAAAGAATAATTATAACGTATTCGGAACGTTTGTTTGTGGCGGTGGTTCAACAATGGGTTATAAGTTAGCAGGATTTAATCACTTAGGGGGCGTTGAAATTGACCCACCAATTGCGGATATTTACAAAACAAATCACGAACCAAAATATTTATTTACTGAAGACATTAGACAATTCAACGAAAAAACGAATTTACCAAAAGAATTATTCAACCTTGATATATTAGACGGTTCCCCGCCCTGTTCAACTTTTTCAATGGCAGGCAGTAGGGAAAAAGCATGGGGAAAGGAAAAAGTATTTCGTGAGGGACAAACAAAGCAATCTTTAGACGATTTAGTTTTTGTTTATTGCGATACAATTATAAAATTAAAACCAAAAATATTTTTATTAGAAAATGTTAAGGGTATTATTCAGGGGAACGCTAAAATATATTCAAAAAATATTGTTAAAAAAATGACTGAGGCCGGCTATAATGTACAGGTTTTTTGTTTAAATGCCGCAAGTATGGGCGTTCCTCAGAAACGAGAGAGGGTTTTTTTTATAGGACACAAAAAAGAATATAATTTACCAAAATTAAAATTAGAATTTAATGAAAAATCAATTCCTTTTGGCGAAATAAAAGAAACAGGATTACCGCAAGGAATAAACGGGCAACGATCTAAAATGTGGGAAATATGCAAACAAGGCAAATCGTTTGCGACCGTTTCAAATGGTAGTAATTTTTCAAGTATGAGGTTAGCCGATAACGAAGTTTGTAACACAATTACAGCAAATCAATGTGAGGGGTTTTTTCACTCAACGGAAAAACGGAAAATCTCAGACAAAGAATGTAAATTAATAGGGACGTATCCGTTAGATTATAACTTTAAAGATTTGCGCCCAATGTATTTAATTGGAATGTCGGTTCCTCCTGTAATGACCGCGCAAATAGCGAACCAAATTAAAATACAATGGTTAGATAATATAACAGGCAAAAAACAGGCATAATGGCAATAAAAAACGAAAGTAAAAACCAATTTAAAAAAGGCGAAAGCGGGAACCCAAACGGACGACCAAAAGGGACAAGGAACCGCAGCACAATCGCGCGCCAATGGTTAGAGGTTAATCAGAATTTAAAAAATCCGTTAACAGGCGAAAATGAAACGATGAGCCAAGAGGATTTAATGACCTTAGCGCTAATAAAAAAAGCGCGGGACGGCGACGTAAACGCTTATAAGGCGCTCATGGATTCAGGATATGGCGCGCCTGTTCAACAAATAGAGCAGCAACAAACAACAGTTGATTTAAGCGAATTAACAACGGAGGAAATAAAAGCCTTTTTAGCTAATGAATAATGAACAAAAAAACGAACTCAAAAAAGCGTTGCAAATCGAGTTGTGTAGACGAGAATTTTGGGCTTTTTGTTTGTATATTGATTTTGATTTTTTTACCAATAGAAACTTTTTACAGGAAATCGCGGACGCGTTTCAGGAGGTCGAAGAGGGTAGAATAAAATCGTTATCGGTATCCATGCCGCCACGTGCGGGAAAATCTTATATTACTAGCTTATTTTGTGCGTGGACGTTAGGACGCAATCCAAGCGACTCAGTAATGCGAAATACCTGTACCGCTACCTTGTATATTAAATTCAGTTACGACGTTCGTACAATCGTTAAAAGCGATAAATTCAGTATCGTATTTCCTGAAGTCAGATTAAGCGACGACAAAGCAAATTTACAAGGTTGGAATACTAATTACTCAAAGCAAGTTGGCTATTTCGGGGCCGGCGTTGGAGGCACAATTATTGGTTTTGGTGCAACCAAAGTTGCAATTACTGATGATTTATACAGGGGGCTCGAGGACGCGTTAAGCGACACCGTAAACGACCGTATTTTACAATGGAAACAATCAACTCACGACTCACGATTTGAGAGCGGTTGCGCCCGTATTGATATTGGTACGCGGTGGAGTTTAAAAGACGTTATCGGAGTTAATATTGAACAAAAAATTTATGAAAAATCTATAATAGTAAGCGCCTTAACTGATAAAATGGAGTCTTTTTGTGAAAACGTAATGACTACGGAGGAATATTTGGAGAAAAAAAAGCGAACGAACCCCGACATTTGGGAGGCGGAATACCAACAAAGCCCGGTCGATATTCAGGGGCGGTTATTTGACAATTTAAACTTTATTACTCAGCAGGATTTTAACGAAATAAAAGCAAATTACACGATTGACGGAACGTTAGCATATATTGACGTAGCCGATCAAGGTAAGGATTTTACAGCCCTTGCGGTTTGCGCCTTGATTAATAAACAATTGTATTTAGTTGATTACGTATTCAGCAGGGAAAACACGGATACTACGTTACCAAAATGCGCGGGTAAATTAAACGAACATAACACGAGCTATTGTAGAGTTGAGTCTAATTCTATGGGCGCGATGTTCAGTAGGCAATTGCAAAAATTAACACCCACGACTAGAATTTTACAGGTCCACAATACCACGAATAAAGAAACCCGTATAATAATGAACAGCAGTTGGATACAAAATAAAATTATTTTTGTTCAGACTGAGGCACCTGAAAGCCATTTATTTATTGAAAATTTAGTGAGTTATTCAAAGGAGGGACGCAATAAAAACGACGACGCGCCGGATTGTTTAGCGGGGTTGTCAATCTTTATTCAATCAATGTTTAAAAATAATTTGTAAATAATGAAAAAATTTTATAGTAACTTTGTAATTCATAAAAATTTGCTATGGATATAAACTTTTGGGAAAACTTTTTTGGAGTTTCATTTAATCCGTTAGGCCGGTATATAGACCAAACGCGCCAAATGTTACCCGTTCAATCGCAAATTTGGGGAAAAAAAGACGCGGTTTGGATTGACACAACGGATAGTTGGAGGCTATTTTTAGAAATTCCTGAACTCAGGACCGTAATAAATAAAAGGGCGTCTATGATGTCTACGAATATTCCTTTGTTATACGACAAAGAGGGTGTTTTAGTTGAGAATCATTGGTTACTTGATCTTATTGCACACCCGAACGCAATTCAAAGTTGGAGCGATGTAATATACAGCTTGTCAGTTCAGGACGCGTTATATAGTAATTCGTTCGCGTACGCGCCTGTTCGTTCCTTTGGAGTTCGTAATTTAATGGTCCCGTTACCCGCGTCAAAAGTAAAGATTCACACTACAGGAAAGCGTTTAAATTTTATGGACGCGGACGATTTAATTGAAAAGTTTACGTTTAGATACGACGACAACACGGACGAAAATATACCTTGGTTAGATATGATTTATTTAACGACCGACGACGGAATGAACGTTATTAAGCCTGTTAGTCGTATAGATACTTTAAAATATCCTTTATCAAATATACGCGCTCAATATCACAAGCGAAATGTATTATTAGAAAATATTGGAGCGATTGGAATTTTAAGCGCTCAGCAAAACGATTTAGGCGGGGCAATACCAATGACGCCGGAGGAAAAAAGTACAATTCAACGAGATTGGTACAGGCGACAAAAAGACGAATTAATAATTACGGAGGCTCAAGTTAATTGGCAACCTATGAGTTTTCCAACTAAGGATTTAATGT